AACAAGACCGCGACGAGTATCGACAGAAGCTGAAGGCCTACGACGAGCGGATGAACGAACTGGAGCGCAAAGTGGCTCGCAACGGACGTATGGTGGAGAATATGCGCCCTTTTATGTGTGCCGACCTCAGGTGCAAGCTCCGCCAGCGCGTAATGGTATCGGAAGAAGGGGAAGTTAAAAAAGCCACGCCCAAAAAGAAAAATGAAATAGAACCAAATAACGATTTGTAAAGTATGAAATCATCACAACGACTTATTGATTACTTGAAAAAGAGCGAGGGCTGCTCACTGAAAGCCTACAAGTGCCCCGCCGGAGTGTGGACCATCGGATTTGGACATACCGCCGGCGTGAAACCGGGCGACAAGATCACACCATACCAGGCAGAGCAATTTCTGAAGGAAGACCTCGTGAAGTTTGAGGAAATTGCAATCAAGACCAAACACATCGGGGGCAGTCAGGGCAAGTTCGACGCCATCGTGGATTTCATATACAACTGCGGTGAGAAGAACTGGAACTCGAGCACGCTGAAGAAATACATAGAATGCGGCAAGGCCACATGGGAAATCCAGGAGCAGTTTCTGCGATGGGTTAACGGTGGCGGAAAGAAGCTGGGCGGACTCGTGAGCCGTCGCATATGGGAGGCCGCACGATTCGCAGAGTAATCATCATACATAATATTTATAGTTTATTAGTTTTAGGTTAATAGTAGTAATTTAGGTTTTTAGTAATTAAGGTATTTTTTAGTTTTTTCGGGGAGCCAGCGGGCTCCCTTTTTTTTTGTCCATGCGCGAAGTAAACCTAAACCGCCCATCTCCCCGATTTGTAGAATCAAAAATTTAACAAGATATGAAATGGTTAACACTTAACGACATTAAGGACCAGCTGCGAATAGATCGGAGCTACACCGACGAGGACGACGTGCTGAAAAGCTACGGCGAGAGCGCCGAGGAAACAGTGCTGAACGTGCTCAATCGCACCTACTTCGACGTGATCGAAAACTACGGCGCGGTGCCCGAATCTATCGTGAACGCATCGAAGCTGCTGGTTGATCTGAGCTATCAGCACCGCAGCCCCATCACCGTGGGCAACCTCTCAATGGTGCCTTACTCGCTCGAATTTATGCTGAAGCCTTACATGGTGCTTGCGGGCGGAACCACCGAGGACGTACAGACAGTGACCCTGGGCAGCGACGTGAAGATTGAGTTTACCGCCACCCTGCCCGACGAGATGACACTATATGACGTCGACTTCACCGGCAAGATTATAAACGCCGACAAGAAGGAAGTGGACGTGGACTTTGCAAAGGCCGACTGCATCCGCGTGATACCTAAAAACAGCTATGTGGTACTGGTAGACACCACCCATCTGGGCATCGGCACGCTAATGCTGAAGCTGACGGTGCAGATACCCGACACCGACTTCGCAAGCGGCTATCGAAAAGAAATTGTGAACATTAACCCACACATAAGAATCAAGGGATGAAAGCAAGCGGACGACTTATATCGGGCAGCCTGCGGGCAGCAGCTCGCATCGTGAGCGGTGTGGCGGCAGAGGCATGGGCGCATCCATCGGGCATACAGATGGAGGCAGCACAAACCGAGGCCGTCGACATTTTCAAGTATCTGCGCGTGCAGCCCGAACAGCCGCAAGAGCTGGTGTGGCTGGTGCCACAAGTAGGCATCGACTACACCATCGAATCGAACACAAATTGGATTGTCAAATAATTAAAACCACAAAAAGATTATGGCATACGCATCGTGGCTCATTCCGAGCAAGACATCAGGCAGCGGCAACGACACCGTGAACGTGACAGCCGGCAGCGACAACACAGGTCGCACGGCACGTCAGACACAGGTGACATTCAAGGCTGCAAACTGCGAAGACCAGATTCGCACCGTTACTCAGGCCGGTAAGCCCGAGTTTGTGAACATTCAGAGCGCGGCAGCCGTGAGCAAGGATGGTGTGGTGACACTCACCATCGAGGGCACCACCAACTCGCAGCAGCTCACATTCTCGCTCGGCAGCGGCGCAACACTGGAGCTGACACTGCCCGAAAGCTACAACGCCAACGGACTGACCGTGGCCAACGGCGCAGAAATCAGTGGCGACCCAGGCGCATCGTCGGAGTTTCCATTCTCTATTCAGTTCTCCAATATCGGTGCCAACCCCACCATCGTGGCACGCACGGCGCAGCTGGTGGTGACCGATCATGCCGGTCACACCGCCACATGTACCATCACTCAGGCCGAGGGCGATCCTGTGCTTCAGGTATCTCCATCAAGCGTTTCTCTCGATTGGAATGCTGCAAGCGCCGAGACATCTGCATCGTTCAGCGTAACATCTAACACCAACTGGAGCATCGAGTAATGGCACAGCAAATCAGCATACCTTGGAACAACGGACCCGGAAACATTGTCCTGACCTACACCGGCCAGGGCAATGAAACCGTCCGCGTCACCTCGGACACTGATAACTACGAAGGGCAGCGGCAGCAGGTGGTGACGTTCGTGGTTGTAGGTGGAGCCATCCGCCACGAGGTAGCATCGGGCGACGGCCACACCCTGCGCACCGCCGACGGCCACACCATCTCCACTCTGGCGAACGCGATGAAGGTGAGGGTGACTGTGGTACAAAACCGCAGCTCGCTCCACATCCTCGTATCGGCCAGCGACCATGCACTGCTATCGGCCAGCGGCAACATTCTGCGAAGCTCAACAGCATCATAAAAACCCGAAAAGATTATGTCATACAGTACAGGAATTTTAAACAAGCGTATTGAGATTGTAAAGCGAGCCGAGGGCACCGAGGGGCAGTTTGGCAAGTCGTCGGGCGGACAGAAGTATCAGTCGCTCGGCAAGTTCTGGGCATCAGAAACCTGGAACAAGGGCGTGAAGGCTATGCGCGAGGGTGCCGTGGATGCCTACGACACCGTGATGTTCCGCATGCGATGGGCGAAGGTTGTAGACCGTTGGTGCCTTATCAAGTATCAAGGTCGATGGTATCAGATCCAGTCGTTCAACGCCGACTATCAGGAAAACCAGATACAGATAACGGCCACGGAGATGGTGAACCAGAAGGTGACACTCGTTGAACCCAACGAGCCAAGCGAATCAAGCGAAACAAATGAAACAACAACTTAATATTCACTCTTTAAAAAATTTTTAATTATGGCACAAGGAGTATTTGATCTCACTCAGACCGACGCGCAGATTCAGGCGATTCTGAATAAAGTATGGCCACTCACCGATACAGGCGACATGGCTGTGCTCGGCTTCGGTTACGGAGTTTGCTCCACCGCCGGCGCAACAGCCGCCAAGACGGTGAGCATCACCAATTTTGTATTGACCCCCAGCAGCGTTTTTGCTGTTCTCTTCCAGAATGCCTTCACCGCTTCATCGCCAACGCTTGCCGTTAATGGTGGCGCAGCCAAGGCTATCAAGTACATGGGCTCGGCAATGCCTATGGGTAAGGTGCACAACAACACCATTCTGGTGATGGCCTACGACGGCACCCAGTTCAACGTGATCGGAATCCAGTCGCAGACCGCCGCAGCCCCCACCGGCTTCGTCGACCTCGCACTGCCATCAGGCATCCTCTGGGCCGAGAAGAACATCGGCGCCAACACTCCATACGAGCACGGATTGTATTTCAGCTGGGGTAATGTCACTGGCCACGCCGAGGGATCGGGCTACGACTTCAGCGATGCCGTGTACGCACAGACTCCAGGTGCGGCTCTCGCCGCCAACATCCCCGTGAACGGCACATACGACGCCGCGCGTCACAATCTTGGTTCCCCATGTAGACTCCCAACAGTTGGCGAGTTCCAGGAGCTCAACTCGAATTGCACCAGCGAGTGGACCGATGAGGACGGCGTGGCCGGACGTCGCTTCACATCCAACATCAATGGCAATTCTATTTTCTTCCCGGCTTCGGGCTTCTACAATGGTACGACGCTCAACAACCGTGGTTCGAGCGGCCGCTATTGGAGTTCGTCTTACAGCTCGGCGACGTACGCATA